TTTTTTTATTTTAAAAAATTAATATTTTTTTTTTTTAAAACAAATTATTATTTAAACATAACATTTTTTTTTTTTTTTTTTTTTTTTTTTTTTTTTTTTTTTTTTTTTTTTTTCAAAATATAACTAATCAACAACTTAGCATCCACAATTAGTCACTAGGATAACAAGTGGAACATTTCGGTCCATAGTCACATTCTAGGTTAGGCTTCAAATCTTCGTCGGATTCGGTTTCATCTTCAGAATCAACCGTTTTCTTGAGTTCAGCTATTTGACTTTCCATTTTCTTAAGCCTGTTCTCAGAAGCAAAACGAATTTGAGTAAACCTACGTTCTAGGTACTCAAGCTGTAAGTCCCTCAAGGATTTCTTCTTCAGAGATGAATACAATTCCTCATGCTTTGTACCGCAGAACTTACTAATCTTGGTCTCCCGATCGCTAGTTTCTTCCTCCACGGAGCATAACATTCCACAGGAATAACCCAAGATCTCATTCAGTGCACACTTTCGAGGTTCTATACACAATCTCCGATAAGTTTCAAGCAGCTGAGTCCTTCTTTCAGTAAACACATACTTACGTTCACACTTCCTACTACAGTACTTGTCAGTCGTTAGCTTACCACAAGTAAGGCAAAAATTGTTATCCATTACGAGAGAAGTGAAAATAAATACATCAAGATCTCGAGTTCACCACTCAAAATCTTTCCTTATCTTCTTTTCAACAAATCTCCCCTCGCAATTAAACAACAATTTAAACCTTTCGAAATCGAAAATATAGTAGCACAAAGAAACCAAAGCAGAAATAGCACTATAAGGTGAATGGTATCGATCAACAAGTGCCTTATCAAGAGCATCTAGTACCTTAAAATTCCGATACGATTTATAGTTGTCATTGATAGAGATAAATATCTCACTCAAGACTTCTACATCTCGTACGTCGGCACGGCCTAATTTAGTGATAAATTTAGCGGCGTCAGGGATAAACATGTATTTACCATCGACACACAATAAAAATTTTCCACAGAAAGCCGGGTACTTAAAGTCGAATATTTTACATTCAAAATTCCATGTCCCCGCAAGTTGCTTACAGGGATCCGGCACGATATAACCACTGTCAAACAGAATCAAAGAGTCGTCACCGCCAAAGATGCAAAAATGAGCGTCCTCCAAAGGAAGACAATCAAGCAATGCAAGAGCCGCGGACCATGTGTTCGACCCATAAGTATCACAATTACCAGATTTCTGTTGATAAAGCAAATAAGCTTCAAGACCGTAGTTACGATCTTTCACATAAGTCTGGTACTGAGACTTCTCCCAAAGTACTTTCAGCAAGCCATCAAGTCCAAAAAGCTTGTAGAGTGCAATGACAGCCTTGATATGTAACCCAGTTTTTGATTTATCAAACTTTGAAAAATCTATCTCAAGGGCCTTGTACTTACTGGGGGTCAAGAAAGTTACCGTCTCGTTCAGTTCATCAGCAGTCATCCTTGAGTTAAAAACGACACTAGGTCGTAGCGCTCTGATGATTCTCTCATTAATTTCCTTAATGATGGGACCAAAAAATGCATTCACAATTTTGTCCGGATAGACAACAGTCTGTAGAGCAGCATA